TACTTTAGCCGACAACAGTGACGCTACAGATTTTGTAACAGCTTGGTACGCCGCTGGTATTCCATACACAACAGCAACAGTAACAACAGAAGGTTCTATTCAGTTAACTCACACTGAAGGTGGCGAAATTGTTATGACTGATTACGTAAATTCATCATTTGTATCAGATGGCTCAAGCAATGGTTTAATCACAGAGGCTGGCTTTATTATAGGAACAACAACTGGTGTTAAGTTTGGTCCAAGTGTATTTGTAAGTTTTACTGCTATCCCTCAATCTTCTACTGATGGTACTGGTTCAGCCGCAACATTCCAAGCACAATCAGCATACGGCGTTTATTTATTAAATGGTGATGGTGTAACTGCAGGAGGAAGTGGATATGCAGTAGGAGATACTGTAACAATTGCTGGTACAGTATTTGGCGGTACAACACCGACTAACGATTTAGTTGTTCAAGTAACTACAATTTCTGGTGGCGGATCAACTGGTCCTGCAACGGCAGTAACTTATGTTTCTGGTATTCCTCCTATAGAATACAGAACTCAATTAAGTAACTGGGTTGAATTTACATACACTGCAAACGAAGGTGCACCGGTAACTGAACCTGCTAATAATACTAACTGGTTCTGGTCTGTTGTTGACCAAGTTGATATTATGGTACAAAAAGGTGGTGCATGGATTGGTTATAAGAATACTAACTATGATACAACTGGTGCACCAGCATCATCTGGAGCAAATACAACTGATCCCAATGGCCCTATCATCAGCGCAACAGCACCAACAACACAAAGTGACGGTACTGCACTAGCATACGGTGACTTATGGCTTGATACAAGTAATTTAGAAATATATCCTGTAATTAGTCGTTGGCAAGCAGTCAATGGTGAAGATATGTGGGTATTAATCAATAATACTGACCAAACAGGTTCAACGGGTGTTCTATTCCAAGACGCACGTTGGGCAACAAATGGTACTACAAGTATTACTGATGATCCTATCCCAACAATAATTAGTTTGTTAACAAGTAACTACTTAGATTTAGATGCTCCTAATCCAACACTATACCCACAGGGTATGTTGTTATTCAACACACGCCGTTCAGGTTATAATGTTAAACAGTATCGTAGTAACTACTTTACTCCAGCTAACTTCCCTGATGAAGGTAGCTATCCAACAGAAACAGCATCGTGGGTAACAGTAAGTGGTAACACTTCAACTGGCGCACCATATATGGGTCGTGCGGCCCAACGTGCTATGGTTGTTCAATCATTGCGTTCAGCAATTGATACTAACACAGATATTCGTGACGAAGATAACTACTTCAACTTGATGGCTACCCCTAACTATCCAGAACTACAACCTAACATGGTTGTATTGAATGCGGATCGTGGTGACACAGCTTATATCATTGGTGATACTCCATTAGGATTACAGGATAGTGCTACTGACATTCAAGCATGGGCTAACAATGATGCAGGTGCAACATCAACTGGTGAGACCGGGTTAGTTACACGTAACACTTACTTGGGTCTATTCTATCCAAGTGGAATTACAAATGACTTACAAGGTAATGAAGTTGTTGTTCCAGCATCACATATGATGTTGCGTACATTCTTACGTAATGATACTGTAGCTTATCCGTGGTTAGCGGCAGCCGGTACTCGTCGTGGTAACATTGACAATGCATTAAACATTGGTTACTTGGATCGTACTACTGGTGAATTTGTAGCAATTAAGACACGCTTAGGTATTCGTGATGTATTGTATATAAATCAAATTAATCCATTAGTATTCTTCACTGGTATTGGTTTGTTAAACTATGGCAACAAGAACAGTTTTAATTCACAAAGTGCATTAGACAGAACAAACGTTGCACGATTAGTTAACTATGTTCGCCGTCAATTAACATTGGCAGCAAGACCATTCGTATTCGAACCTAACGACACTATAACACGTAATAGTATCGCAGGTGTAATACAGACATTGATGATTGACCTAGTAGCTAAACGTGGTATCTATGATTACCTTGTACAATGTGATGATAGTAATAATACTCCAGCAAGAATAGACAGAAATGAATTATGGGTAGATGTTGCGATTGAGCCAGTTAAAGCGGCTGAATTCATATATATCCCGGTTCGTGTATTAAACACAGGTGAAATATCAGGTGTATAAATGATACCCCGAAAGGGGTATCATCGTAAAGATAAATATTAATAACAGGAGAAGAAAATGGCTATAGCCTCAGGATCATTATTTAACATGACAGTAGCGTCAGATAACGCTGGTGGAAACCAGGGTTTATTGATGCCCAAACTACAATATCGTTTCAGAGTTAACTTTTTGAATATCGGTACAGGTGGAAGCACTGTTGAATTAACAAAACAAGTAATGGATATCAATAGACCACAAATTAATTTTGAAGAAATTACTATACCAATTTATAATTCAACATTATATTTGGCAGGAAAACACAATTGGACTGAATTGACAGTTAATATCAGAGATGATGCTCAAGGTAGTGTTTCTAAGTTAGTTGGTCAACAAATCCAGAAACAACTAGATATGGTTGAACAAGCGTCAGCCGCTACTGGTCAAGATTATAAGTTCCAAACAAACATTGAAATCTTAGACGGTGGCAACGGTACTAATGCCCCGGTAATATTAGAAGCTTGGGAATGCTATGGTTGCTATCTAAAGACTGCTAACTATGGTACGTTGAATTATGCAACAAATGAAGTAGCAACAATTGCATTGACAATTCGCTATGATAATGCTGTTCAAGCTTCAACTCCGGGTAATAGAACAAATGCTACTGGCGTAGGCGCAACAATCGGTAGAGTTCTAGGTGGTTCTATTGTCACTGGTATAGGCCAGACAAACGGTTAATTAACTACATTGAAATTTTAATACATGTCGGGATTTTTTCAAGACTTATTAAAAGGCACTGCCCAAGGGTTCTTTGGCAATGATTACGTGCGTGATTATTATCACGCTAGTAAAACATTTACTCCTAATGCATATCAACGTGCTCCTAAGTTTAAGTTTTTATTCCATGTATATTTTGAAATAAACCCGGCTGCATATGCAGTGGGTTTATCTACTGGAACTAATTTTGGTCTAGAAGTTAAAACAGTAAAATTACCCTCATATACCTTTGATACTCACACTATGAATCAATACAATCGTAAACGTATTGTTCAAACAAAAATTAAATATGATCCTATAGAAATTTCATTCCATGATGACAATGGTAATAGCATTCGCAACATGTGGTATAACTATTACACGTACTATTATAAAGATGCAAGCAAACCAGTAATAACAACAGCCGGACGTGTGGGTCCTCAACTACCAACAAATGAACCGTTAAACTTATCAGCAGATTATAACTCACGTAATATCTATAAACCTTCAATTATTGGTGATGAAGATTGGGGTTATATAGGTGATACTTCTACACCTTCTCAAACTGTAAGTAGTGCCTCGCAAGGTATTAGTAAGATACCGTTTTTCAAAAACATACAAATATATGGTTTTAATCAACATAACTTTGTATTATATACATTAATTAATCCCATCATCACACGCTTTGGTCATGATACGTATGATTATTCACAGGGCAATGGTACAATGACAAATCAAATGACCGTTGACTATGAAACAGTGAAGTACTCAGAAGGTGCAATTGATGGTAAAAATCCAGGTAATACTGTAACAGGATTTGGTGACAAAGCTAATTATGATACTACACTTAGCCCTATTGCAAGATTGGGTTCAAATCAAACTATACTAGGTCAGGGTGGTTTAGTAGATGGTGTTGGTGGTGTTGTTAATGATTTAGCAGATGGAAATTATTTAAGTGCCCTTAGAACTGCTGGCACACTAGCAAACACCTTTAAAAAGGCAAATTTAACACAAATTGCAAAAGGTGATATTAATGGTATTTTGAATCAATCAATAGGACAAGCATTCCCTGGCACAGTTAGAACTACTACATACTATCCCGGCTATAGTGTAACACCTGCAGGTATTGCAAGTGCAGGCAGTCCTACACCTAATGTATTGGCTTTCCCGCAATTGATCGGCACAGCTACAGCTGGCAAACAAACAGGTCAAGGTTAAATGTATAAATACTTTTAGGAGATTTATACATGGCTAGAATACTTGATTCACGTTCGCACTTAGATTCAACAGTAAGAATATTTGACGACTTTTACGCATTTGACTTAGTTGTCAATGGTAATGAGTATGACATTGTGCATGGGTATTTTATATCAGTGTGTGATACAAAACAAATAGCTAATAATTTCACAGCGCATTTGTTTAGAATATCTCAACAAACACAAGTACCTGTATTAGACTTGCTTAACTACATTAAAGGTCTTAACAATAAGTTAGAAATGAATACTGTTATTACATACTATCTTAACAGTTTCAAAAGTAAAACAGCATTGTACGGTATAGGTACCGTACCTCAACCCAATCAATCTGTTGCTAGAAATATAGTTCTGTAATGGCTAAGTATGCACAGGGTATATACACTCCCAAAAACCCAGCAAAATATGTAGGCAAACATACGCCTAGATATCGCAGTGGTTGGGAACTTACATTTATGACTTTCTGTGATAGTAACAAAAGTGTATTGTATTGGGCTAGTGAATCGTTCAGTGTTCCATATCGTCATCCATTTACTGGTAAACCAACGATATACATACCTGATTTCTTTGTTGTTTATCAAAACAAGTATGGAAAACAGATAGCTGAAGTAGTAGAGATTAAACCCAAGAAACAAAGTCTTATTGAAAGCAAAGTTGCTAGTGCTAAAGAACGTATGGTAGTAGCAATCAATCACGCTAAATGGCAAGCCGCTATGGCTTTCTGTAAACAACAAGGTTACATTTTTAGAGTTATTACTGAAGATGACCTTTTTAGAAACGGTTCACGTAAGTAAATAAATACTTTTATGACAAAAAAATTAGAAGAATTATTTGACCTTCCAGAAAATAATGATAGAGGAATTACCATTGCTTTGCCTGAAAATATGGAAGAAATTTCAACTGATACAGCAGAAGCATTAGATAAAATTGAAGCCGCATTACCGCAAGTTCGTGGATTAGAAGCAAGTGATACAGAGATGGATGAGCTTGCTAGGTTAGCAACAGATAGTTATAAAGATTTAATGGATTTGGGTATGCAGGTTGACAGTCGTTTTGCCAGTGAAATATTTAATAGTGCTAGTAGTTTCTTAGGACACGCTATTACATCAAAGACAGCTAAAATTAATAAGAAACTTAAAATGCTTGATTTACAGCTTAAAAAAGCACAACTAGACCAAAAAACAGCAGGCAAAGAAGAAGAAATAAATGCTACCCCATTAGGTGAAGGTAAGAGTTTAGACCGTAATGAACTGCTTAAGATGTTGGCAACTAAAACTACAGATAAATGATAAATACAGAATACAGGAATAAGAAATGAAAAGCCTCAAACATTATATAACAGAAAGTGTACATACTTATAATTACACTATCAAAATTGCTGGCGATGTGGATAAGAATTTTATAGATTTGTTTAAGTACAATCTTAATAAATTTGATCCTATCAGAATTAGTGATCCAGTAAAGACACCTATTCAAAAGGATCCATATGGATTTCCTAATTTGAGTAATCAGTCTGTTACTATCATCAAAGCAGATTTTCGCTATCCAGCGACAG